TATTTTTCTTTTTTATTAAAAATATTAATAGCCTCATCAAAAGCTTCTTTTTTTAATAACTCATCTAAACAATCAAAAATAACAATATCATCATCTTGAGGATTTTGCTCCATTAATATTTTAGTTAAATACTCGGCTTGAAAAGAATCTCTAAACCAATCATCTGAATTAAGATTATTATTAGAATTTACTGCATTCATTTGATTTTTTGAAACTAAATCTGGATATTTAAGTATTTCTTCATCAAAACAATCAAAATAAGCATATATAATTTTTTCTTGATATTTCTCAAATCTTTTCTTATCGAAGTTAGATCCTTTTTTTAAACCAGTATGGCTTTCTCCAGCTTCTACAATAATAAACTTATCTACAAAATCCCAATGTTGATTTAATTTAATCTCCAAAAGGTCATTTTCCTGAAAAAACATTGAAATATTATACACCATATGTAATATACTATAATATATTATGTAAATTTACATATATTTTTTTGCCTAAGTATTTTTTAAGATTGTTCATTTAATAATGAACTATAAGTTTCTTTTATTCCCTTTTTTAATCCAATTAATTTTAATTTTAAATTTTTGAGAACTACTCCTTGCCCAATATAATCTTTTATATTACTATTATTTTCAAGATTAATTTTACATTTATAATCATTTAAATCATTTATTAAATTAGCTATGTCAACTAAAGAATATTTTTTATCATAAACGCAATCAACTAATTTAGGCAAATTATCATTATTTATATAAAAATCAATAATTTTTATTAGATCATTCATATAAATAAAATCCATAAGTTTATTATTGTGAATTGTAATATCTTTTTTTTGAATATATTTATTTATATTACCTTTTATAAATCTTGTATTTAAATCATTTTGATTGAATAATCCACATATTCTTAAATTATAGAAGTTAGGTTCGTTTTCAATATATTTTGCTATTATGTGTTTGCTTAGTCCATAAAAACTATGATATAAATCATATTCCGCTATTGAACCAAAACTTATGAATTTATAATATTTATCTTTTTGATTTAATAAATTAAAAAACATTTTTAAATTATCAGATAAAGTGCTATCTACTTCTGGTATTAATCTGTTGCCGCCAGTAATAGCTGCATGTAACACGACATCAAAATATTTATCTTTAAACCAATCTGCAACAGCTTCTCTATCTGTTAGCATTAAATCCTCTCGCCCTATACATGTGACATTATGGTTTTTAGAAAAAAAAATTACAAGAGCTTTTGATAAATAACCCGTCTTGCTGGTAATAAGGATTTTCATTTTTATTTTTCTTTATTAAAATCTGCAAACTCAACTAAAATAGTACTTTTTCCATCAGTCCTGTTTAGTGCTTTTTCATAAGCAGGAATAATGTCTTGGGGTTCTATTAATTCTATTATGTCAATAGTTTTGCACATTAATCTAAAAGCTTGTGAAAAATTTCCTTTATGTTGATCTTGTGGATCTACTGGATTTTCACTTCCTACTGCTACACGAATAATTACTTTTGGAAGGCATTTGCCTAATGACATTGATGATATTTTATCAAGATGATTTACTATTTGATCTGTTGCCATTAATAGAAAGTTCCATCTTGGATAAGTAGAAATAGGTATCATGCCTTCTATTGCCATTCCATTTGATACTCCCATTTGAAGATACTCAGCAACTGGAAATTCCATTTTTTTATTATCTGAAATATGTTTTAAAGATTCATAAAGACCTGTTCCTTCATATTCAACGGCTTGTCCAATAAAAATTGTATCTGGATGATTCGAAAGCAGTGTCATTGCTTTTTTTATCTCTTCGCTATATTTCATAAAATTTTAAAATTGAACTCTTTTCCCTGCTCCAGCATGTGGATATTTTATATTATCATATTGATAGTATATCAAATTTTTTTGCTTTAAGATTCCTCCTTTATATTCTGAATTTAAAAAATATGGATCATCTCTTCCCCACACAGGAGCAGTTGGAGTACATACTGATTTTTTATTATCCTCAACAATAAATGTTATTGGTAAATCATGATTTAAACTATACTTATAAGCTTCATGAAAAGCTCCAGTTTCAGCACTCATATCTCCAACCCAACACCATACTCTATTAGATTTATTTTTTAGTTTTATAGACAACGCAATGCCTGCGGCAATAGATGGAATTCCACCAACGATAGAGCTACATATAAATTTATATTCTGGCAATGTCATTACCATTGATTTTCCTTTAATAATATTTTCTTTTAAAATTTCTTTTGGGATTCCTTTTAAAAGAGCTTGATAGTGATTTCTCCATGTACAGCATACCCAATCTTCTTCAATATTAATATTTTTAAAGATTTCAATCATTATATCTTCATTACCAGAGTATAAATGAATAGGAGCCTTAATAAGGCCACTATCGAAAGTGTCTCCAATATCTTTTTCAAATTCAATTAATTCTTTTGAAGTCACCATATATATTTGTTTTTATAATAATTAATAATTTTAGGAAGTTCTTGATCAAAAATAATTTTTGGTTCCCACCCAATATTTCTAAGTTTTGAATCATTTAGAGCGTATCTTACATCTTGCCCTTTTCTATTATATGAAAAATCAATATAGTTTTGTGCTGGTTCTCCATTATAGTGCAAAACTACTTTTTCAAAAGCTTCAAGGTTACTTTGCTCATAATTACCACATATATTATAAATTTCATTTTTTGATCCATTTTCAATAATTGTTATAATAGCCATTGCTGTATCTTCGGCATGTAGCCAATTTCTTATGGGTGTTCCATTATTATGTAATGGTAATTTTTTATTAAGATGTATATATTTACAGGCTTTTGGAATTAATTTTTCGACATATTGGCCAATACCATAATTATTAGTTGGTCTAACAATAATATATGGGATGTCGTAAGTTCTATTCCAAGCTAATATAAGCATGTCAGCAGCAGCTTTGGTATCTGAATATGGATTACTTGGCTTTAAAATATCCGTTTCTATATGTTTGCCTTCTTCAATATCTCCATATACTTCATCTGTGCTAAAATGTAATAATATTGGTTTTTTATTTGTTTCTTGTCTATAATTTTTTATAAGTTCTAGAATATTGTGAACTCCATCAATATTAGATTTAATGAATTCATCACTATTAGCAATAGAATTACCAACATGAGTTTCTGCGGCTGTATTTATAATATAATCACATTCATATAAAAATTTTAAATCATTAATATCACAGTGAACAAAACTAAAATTTTTATAACTTTTGAACTCATTAATTAAATTATTATTAGATGCATATGTGAGTTTATCGACACCTTTCACATACCAACCTTTATTTAAACATAATCTTGTTATATAAGATCCAATAAATCCAAAACATCCAGTAACATATACAACTTTTTTCATTATTTATTAATAAATTGATTTAAGATTTTTTCAATATATCCTATTTGAATATCTGATATTACTGGACTTGTACCTAAAAAGAAAGTGTCAGTAGTTACTTTTCTTGCATTTGGAAAGTTTTTAATAATATCTTCATGTTTCATGAAGCCTTCATATGCTGGTTGTAACATAATATTTCCAGCAAAATAAGGTCTTGTTTGAATTCTATTAGATTCAAAATAATCAACAATATCTTTGCGTTTAAATGGCGCATTGTCTTTGATTGTTACTGCAAATGCAAACCAACTAGGATCACTTTTAGGAGTAGCTTTTGGTATGATAAAATATTTTTCATATTTTGAAAATACTTCACATAATTTTTTATGATTATGTTTTCTTCTTTCGATAATATTTGGAAGTTTTTTAATTTGTTCTAGACCAATCGCGGCTTGCATTTCAATTGGTTTCATATTATAGCCTATTTCATCATATACATATTTATGATCAAATATTTCTTCTGGTAGGGAAGGAAGCCAATTGCTAAATCTTTTACCACAACTTCCATTTTTAGATAATCCAGCTTTTTTACCAACACAAAAGCATCCTCTTCCCCATTCTCTTAAATTTCTAATAATAATTTCATGCTGCTTGGTTTTACAAGCCACAAAACCTCCTTCTCCCATTGTTATATGATGAGCTGGATAGAAAGAGCAACTAGCAAATTCTCCAAATGATCCAAGAGCCTTACCATCATATGTTGAGCCTAAAGCATCACAGCAATCTTCAAGAAGAATAAGTTCGTATTTTTCAATAATTCTCATCAATTCATCCATATTAGGTGGATTACCAAGTACATGAGCAAACATAATAACTCTTGCTCCTTTTTTAGCTTGCTTTTCAACTTGTTCAAGATTTAAATTGAGCGTATCAAGATCAATATCTACGAATAATGGTTCAAAACCCATTTGAAAAATAGGATTTATAGTTGTAGGGAATCCTGCTATTGGAGTAATAACTTTAGTACCCTTTGGTAGATTCATTCCTCTTTTAGATGTTAAAGCCAACATCATTAATAAATTAGCACTTGAACCGCTATTAACAATAACTCCAGTCTTCTGTCCTAATTTTTTAGGAAAACGTCTTTCAAACATTGCTCCTTCTTTTCCTAGAACTAACCATCCTTCAAGCATAGTTCTAACAACTGCTTGTGCTTCTTGACCATCAAAGTAAGGTCCGGCATATTGGACTAAGTCCTCTCCTGCTACCCATTTCTTCTCACTGTCTTTCTTACTAATATACTCTTGTACTAAATTTAAAATACTATCCATATAACTCTTTTTGTTTATTCTTTTAATATATGAAATTTCTAAATATTTTACAACTATTTTTTATAATAGTTTTCCCAATACTCAACCATTTCATCTAACATACTTTCAAAAGTATATTCATGTTTCCATCCTGTTGCTTTGACTAACTTAGAACAATCTCCTTTTAAGTCATGTAACTCTTCCGGGCGTAGGAATTTTTCATCCTGCTTTACATATTCTCTCCAATCTAATCCTAACTTACCAAATACATATTCACATAACTCCTGTACTGAATGCGATACTCCTGTTGAGCAGACAAAATCATCTGGTTTGTCTTGCTGAAGTATTAACCACATTGCATAAACATAATCCTTAGCATGACCCCAATCTCTTGTAGCATCTAAGTTTCCTAACTTTAGTTCATTTGATAATCCTAACTTAATCTTAACTGCTTCCTTACATACTTTATTTGTAACAAAGTTTGTACCTCTGCGAGGTGATTCATGATTGAATAGAATACCGTTTGATACAAACATCTTATAAGAGTTACGGTAATTTCTACTAATGTTATATGCAAATACTTTAGCACATCCGTAAGGTGATACTGGATTGAGTGGTGTGGTCTCTCTTTGAAATCTATCCTCATCAATACTATTTCCAAACATTTCTGAAGATGATGCTTGGTATATTTTTGTTTTAGGTGATACAAGTCTTACTGCTTCAAGAACATTTAGAGTGCCTATTCCTGTTGCATTGGCTGTGTATAGAGGTTGGTCAAAAGATATCCTAACATGAGATTGAGCAGCTAAGTTATACAACTCATCAGGTTGTACTTTTGAAATAACTCTAACTAGTGATGCTAGGTCTGTTAGATCGGCATACTCTAGTTTAATTTTATCATAAACTGCATCTAACCTTGCCGTTTGATTCTCAGCTACAGAATTTCTCTTTACTGTTCCCCAAACCTCGTAACCTTTTTCTAATAATAACTCAGCTAAATATGATCCATCCTGTCCATTTATTCCAGTTATAAGTGCTACTTTATTTTCTTGCATTATCGTAATTTTCTATAAACCATTTAACTGTTTCCTTTATTCCTTGCTCAATTGGAGTATATTTAAAGTCTGGAAGATATCTTTTTAGTTTTTCGTTTGAGGAAGGCTTTCTAAATTGACCATCCGGTTTATCTGTTTCAAAGATAATATTTCCTTTATAGTTAAACTCTTCAGCTATTAATCCTACTAAATCTTTTATGCTTATTTCTTCTGAAGTTGTAAAGATGATTGGCTCTTCTTCGTCGTAATTCTCAACAGCCCACTTAGCTAATTCAGCTACATCTTTAGAGTAGATAAATTCTCTTAAAGGCTTACCTGTACCCCATACTCTGAAGTCTGTTTTATTCTCTATTGCTAAATACATTTTATGTAAAAGCATTGGAACAACATGTCCATGTTCTAAAGAGAAATTATCATTTGGACCGTAGATGTTAGTTGGAATTACGGAAGTATATTTCAATCCATACTGCTCTCTATAAGCTCTAATTTGAATATCTGCTAGACGTTTAGCATAAGCATATGGATAGTTTGAATTGTGAGGAAATCCATTATGTACTTGATCTTCCGTTAAGGGATAGTTTACTTTGTCTGGAAATATACAAGTAGATAAGAAAGATACTAGATTTGTAACTCCAGTCAATCTAGCTGATTCAATTACATTTGTATTGATCATTACATTATCATACAAATACTCTCCTTTATACTTCATATTTCCTCCAAGACCTCCTACCTTTCCTGCACAATGAATAACGTGGGTTGGTTTATGCGATTGAAATGCTCGTAAGGTTTCTTCTGGATTGGTAAGGTTATTCTCTCTTCCTAATTTAACATCAGCATCAATAGCTGATCCTACCAATCCTTTTCCTCCTGTTACTAATAATTTAGAGTGTGTCATAGTAGTTATTCTGTCTTTCTTGTCTTTCGATTGTCTTTGGATGATAGAGTGAATAATCCTCTTCCATAGGTAAAGTTGTATAGGTTTTAAAACCTTCTAATACTTCATGTACCTTATTCTTCCATTTTATCTCAGAAGTGTTTCTATAGATTCTCCATTGGTAGTCTGGCCAATTAACCCATCCTTCTGAATTTACATTCCAGTTCCATTTTTGTATATGTTCTTGTGTTAGTCCTTCTACAGTGTTAACTCTAGGTACTAGTAATACATCTAGTTCAGGATTTGATTCTAAGATACTTGGTAAAGATTCTATAAGAGGTGTACAAGGAACTTCATCAGCATCTATCTGAAAAATATAATCTCCTTTGCAGAATGATGTAAGAAGGTTTTTCCAATCGGCAAAGTGTCCTAGAAACTTATCTCTCTTAACTGTAATTTCTTTTGGTAAATCAGAAACATACTGTCTTACTTCTTGGCTTCCGTTTTGTTTATCAAATAAGATTACTATCTCATCTTCCTTTCGTTTGTTAGAAAGGAGGAAGTTGACTAGTCTTTTCACTTCCTCCAATTCATTACAAACTGTTATTGCATAACTTATTCTCATTATATTAATATACGAAAACTATTCCTGTTCTGCAACTAATACATCAAAGAATTTAATAGCGTCCAATGCATCCATGAAGTCCTTTTTATCGAACCTTTTAGCATTTTTCATATCCATTTTGTGAGTTTGACCCTCTGGATATTTAGATTTCTCTTCTTCAGCAATTTCAATAGCATTTACTGCTGCCCATTCCCAACTATCTTTAGAAGTTCCATCTAAGAACACCATACCCTTCTCAGGAAGTGTTACTGTAGCAGGAAACCATACTTGTTTATTCTCATCAATAAACATAAGATCCTTATACAATTCCGGAGAAGTTTCTAGAGTATCTGCTACTGGCTTTGATCCTTCGGTCATTACTGTTGAACTTGTAAATCCACATCCAAAACAGAAATTAGTTTTTACTTCTTCACTTACTTGCTGTTCATAGCAAGCATTACCTCCACAGTGTGGGCAATCAATTAATTTTTCTTCCATTATACTTTTTGTAATTTAGGTAATTCAATTTTTTTCAATTGAGGTAGTTTAAGTTGAACTTGCTTTGGAAACTCAGGTACATATTGTGTTAGAAGGTTATCTACCGTCTCTCTCATATTATCATATGAGAATTGCGTTCTTGACTTATGCCCTTGTCTTTTTGCTGCAGTTTTCCATTTATCATAATCATCATAAACTTCCTTCAATGCTCTTCCTACTTCAATTGGATCTGGAGTGAACCATTGACTTTCTCCTAGGATCATCTTATCAATAACTGCTGAAGGATGCACTTGTGTTAGAGTTCCTCCGATCAATTTAGTAAATTCTTTATCTAAGAAATCAACTTGACCTGACCAAGCTGATGCTATGATTGGCTTATTTACTAAACTAAATTCAAGTAATGGTCTACCAAATCCTTCTCCTTTAGTTAGAGTAACCATTGCCTTTACTTTACTATGATTGTATAATTCATTTACCTCTGCATCAGCCATCTCCCCATGTAGTAAATAGATGTTTGGTAAATTTCCTTTTACAGTCTGTCTTATTGCATCAATCTTATCAAGTACAGTTTCTCTATCCATAATAGAGGTTCCTGATCCTGCCTGTACTTTTAAGATAAGTCCTGGTCGTTTTCCTTTTTGTTTATTCTTAAATGTCTCTAAGAATGCTTTAATGGTATATCCAATATTCTTTCTATCTTCTCCTACTTCTCCTGGAAGCCAGTGACCTACTACAAGATAGTTCCAGCTTTCTTCAATTGAATCAAGATCTAGATTTGATGTTGTGGTGAAGTATTTTTCAATATCAACCCCTTCAAATAGGACTTCCATTTTTGTTTGTAGTTCAACTGTACCTGTTACTTGTCCTGTTCTATTATCCTGTACATTGAATTTACTTTCTTGAAATACTTTCTTAGCATGTTCAGATGAAACTAAAACTAAATTCATATTATTACATCCTTGTACCCAAGAAGCATCACAAAGTGTTGTTTCGATTCCTGCTGTTACTCCGATATTATACTTACCTATCTTTTGAAATTCATTAGGTACTGTAATTTGAATCCAAATATCTGGCTGTTGTGTTAACTGTGGAATGATTCTAGAACTTAGAGATGTATTGGCGTGGTCTGCTAAGTATCCAAATCTTGTATTACCCCATCTCTGAGATAGTATCTTTACATCGTATTTATCTAGATCGATAATTGATTGTACAAAGTCTCTTGCTCTTGCCCCATACCCTGAATATGTATCGATAGGGCAGCTTACTACTAATGTAGGTTTACTCATAACTAGTATATTAATTTATGTGTTATACGTTTTTTTGGTCTGTCTGTAACTTTATGTAGTTCGAATCTAGGTCTTGGTGTGAACTTCTCAAATGATTCTTCCATTGCATCAATTACATTCTCGCACATCTGTCTTGCTGACATTCCTGATTCGTCTGATGTTACCCATTCTCTGGCTAATAATCCTTTTGCATCTCTTTCTTCTTTTGGCATATCATATACATCACATAATGCTTTTGCTACATCTTCAGGAGCACATCTATCATCAAAGATGTAAGGAGTAGGAACTGAACCGACTAATGATATGTTTGAAGGAAATACGGGCACTGCCCAGTCCCCACAATCCTTAACTGTCTTTCTATGGTTGGAAGGGAAGTTAGGAGTAAAGTCAATCCACTTACCATCATGCTCAAATCTCATTTGATCTTGCATTCCTCCAGTTACATTTGCAATAATCATTCTACCGGCCATCATAGTTTCAGTTAAAGATAATCCCCATCCTTCATTTGAAGTAATAAGTAATCCAACATCAGCTACATTGTATAGTAGATTCATTTGAGGTGTATCTAATTTATCTTGAGAGAAGTATACATTTACATTCTCATCACAAAGAGCTTCTCTTACAGCATAAAGATCTGTTCCATTTTCATCTACAGCTTGTGTATGCATTACTAAAGCACATCTTTTTGCTTTCTCCTCTCCGATCATATCACAGAACATTCTATAAGAGAGTATTACATCTCCTGGAGATTTTCTTCTAATATTTCTAGAATTAAAAACAACTACAAAGTCAATTTCTTTTTCTCCAAACATCTTCTTTCTAAACTCCTGTAACAATCCAAAATTCTCATGACCTTCTCTAATTGGAAAGAAATGCTTATCGTTTATTCCGTGAGGAACATATTTGATAATTTTATCTTTAGCTGACTCACCTAAAACTATTTCATTAATATTCTTAGTTTGTTTTGAGATAGCCATTAATAAATCACATGACTCGTAATACGATTTATTATATAAAGGAGCAGGAAGATCATCCCAAATATTCAAATAGTGAATTGGAATTTGATTTCTAATTTCTCTTTCAATTTCAAATAACCAAGTCCAATATCTTGGATCTGTGAAAATAAAGATAGCATCTGGCTTTTCTTGTTGAATCAAACTTCTAATAAGCATTGCATCTCCATATCCATTGTTTGGTAATACCCTTACCCAGGCATCATCCAATCCGGCAAAGTTATTTACCTCGGCTGAGATATCAATTCCTTTTCCTGCTTCAGGATGGTTGATTGCAGCTCCAACATTAAGCCAGTTGAAGTGGTGGGCTGTTCCTACGACTATCTCTCTAGCCATAGTTGCGATACCGGAATGCATCCTAATATCATCGCATAACAAAAGAATCTTTTTACGATCCTCTTTCTTTACATAACGAAAATTGTCTTTCATGTAACTACTTTAATTTAATATTTATTTGTGAATGTAATTTCTTCTTAAACTCTTCTTCTGTAAGATATAAAAAAATTGCTCTGTCTACAAGCTTTTGTAGAGAAAATTTATGTCTTATACATTCTTCTTTGAATTCTTGGAACAATTCCTGTTCCACTTTAACCGATGTTAGTTTTTTTGTGTCCATATTAATTGTTTATATATACATATAAATATATACTAAAATCAGAAACTAGCACTACAATGCTCTGTATTTCTGTAAGAACAAAACATACAATTCGATTTTGAAGGAGCTTTATCATATTCTTTATCTATATATTGGCCTTTATCATCAAAAGCATCTTGAATGAATTTCATTAGAGCATTACTTGCTTGACCTCTTTTTATCTTGCCTGATGGTGGAATAAATTCCTGTACTCTCTTCCCCATTGCTGGATATTCTGGATCTGCAGGTACTTTTCTTTTTACGATAAAATACTTTACATCTACCTTTTCTACATCAATTTGAAATTGTTTTGCTAAGAATTCTTTGTAGAGAAGAAGCTGTGCTAATTTTTTATCATCCTTTTTAGCATATTGATTCCATCCTGATGTTGATGTTTTAATATCAATGATAGTATACCTGTCATCCTGCTCATCATATAGAAGTAAATCAATATATCCTTTAAAGAAAATATTCTCAGATATTTTATGTAGTAGAGGAATTTCTACCCCTACCAGCTTAATATACTTGGTTCCAAAGAAGGCAGAGCGTTTCTTCTTAATGTACTTTAAGATTTCAATACCATCATTATGAAACTCAGATAACTCGTTAGAACTAGAAAAATGCTCCCCATATCTTTCTTTCTCTTCTGCATATACTGTTTGCATTTTAGAAAGAAGTAATGCATCTAAATCCATCTCCATTGCTTTCTTTACTGTTCCTTCGTATAACTCAGTAAGCCATTCTTGAAGTGTTTCATGGAATGCAGTACCAAATACAGTATGAATGGAAGGTTTATACTCTTGAAGCTTTTTAATATAACTCAATGCCCATTGATGTGGACAGGTGTTATATGCTAGAGTTTGTGAATATGAAATAGATTTTTCAATTTCGTAGTTAATAACCTTAGGCTGATAGTCTCTAAAGATCTGTAATTGTTTAAGATTCTTTTTTGCCATCTTTTAGGTTTTTAATTTCTCTCTTTAAATACCATAAAGCTTTTTCAAGTTCCTGGATTGTTTCATCTTTCTTTCCAGCTCTTGAAATATACTTAACAGTATTTCCTAAACAGAATCCTAAGTCCCAAGCCTCTATAACTTTGATTGCTTCGTAGGGATTATCCTTTCCTCCGTAATGTTTTGGGTGATTT